CTTGAATCTGTTGTTGCGTTTGACCTAGCTGTGCCATTGTGGTCTCCTGTCCTATTGCTAACTTAGGAACTTGTTGTAATTGTTGTGCAGTTTGAGCTTCAATAGTATTAAGCCTATCTAATAAACCTCTTTCTGCTCTTTCTTGAATACTTGGAGTTAGGGCTTCTAAAGTTTGAGCTTCTCCACCTGTACCTAGAATACTACGCTCTAATTGACTCATAAGTTGTCCTGTTTGTCTAGCACCAACTCTTTCAGCCATCTGTCTTTGCGCTCTTCCAGACCTTTGAATAAGTTGCTCTAGTTCTCCAAGTTGCGCTTCTGTTTTCTCTTCAGTTTCTTCAAGCTCTGCCATCCTACGAGCTTCTTCAGAAGCGCTTCGAGCTTTATCAATACTTTCATACGATTTCCCATCTGGAGTCGTATACAGACCTGTTTCAGGATTATACTCCGCTATGTCGCCTGCAACTGCTTGTTTATTTTGCAATGACTGTAAATAATTCTTAGCATTTTTACTTGCATTCTCTATTCTTCTTCCTCTGAAAACACCTTCGCCTTTACCTGATTGTACAGACCATTCTTTTAACACTTTACCAGTCTCAGTATTTACAACCTGATAGCCAACTAATCTCTTACCAATTTTATTCTGTTTAATTTGATATTTATCCATTATAAATCCTTTGCTTTTTTAATTTCTGAGAAATGCCACTCTTCATTTAGCTTTACTGCTAAGTAGAACTTACCTTCTTTAGTGCATATCCCAATATCTGTGTCTTTACCTTCTTGAGGACTAAAAAATCCTTGTTTAAGGTTAAAAATCTTATCTTGCTTACCATCGGTAAGTGTCTCAATGGTTTCTTCCATTATGGATTACTCCCTTCTATATCATAATCAATATCTATGCCATCGATGCGCACATTGCTTTCAACTCCATAGATTTCAATCTCAATGCTTTTTCCCAGTTCATTCACAATGCTAGAATATGTTTGTAACGTAGAATGCTCAATCATTTCTTGTGTAATAGCTGCAGTATCACTACCATCTATATACACCTTATAAGACATAGCTGTACCTGAACCACTCCCTTTATAGGTAATGTGCAATTTTGTAAAGCGTTTAAATTTATCAGGTAAACCAAAATCATATCTTTTTGTCTTTAATAACATTGTAGAAGTCGCATCATTTGCTGTACTCCTAAAAACATTAGCAACCTTCTTGGTTTCTCCTTCATACGTTTGTAATTCTTGTGTATCAGATAAAACAAATTGACTTTGATAATTACCTGTGAACCCATCAAATTTAGACCAAGATTGTGTATCAAAGTTATACGCATACATTGTATTCGCATCAAAGTCATAATTCACAACTAAGGTATTAATATTTGCGTGGTAGCCAAGAGATAATGCACCTTCATTTATTCTAAGATCTAATGCTTGATAAGTGTCTCTAATTAAAAGAGATAGTTCAGATACTTCTGTTCCACGAATAAGACTTACTTGTTTATTATCTGCAAAGCAAATACCAAAAGGTGTATCTATCACTGCGTGTTTATGCAAACAGCCAATACCTGCAATATGTCTTTCTAAAATAAAGTTTACTGATTGTGCGCTTTGTATTCTATAGATATAAATATTTCTTGTTTTAAAGACATATAATCTATTCTGAGCAGAATGTAATACAGTTATTTCATCGCCATCATTCTTACCAACATCAACAAACTTGGTTCCCACCACTGTCTCATCGAATTTAAAGTTATCAGTAAAGACAATGCGATTCTTTTCACGAAGTGTTTGGTCATTCTCATCCTTAAAATCTATATTTGCATAAAATGCTTTATTACCAACGACAGTTGCTGTATTCCATTTAATTGGTTTTAATCTAGTTTCTGCAGCTCTACCTGTAAGTGAATTATAGGTAGATAGCTTTAAGCCGTCATTTGGTATATACCAAGTAGCTACTTTGTCTGTAGAAACGGTACATACAAAGCCAGTAAGACTACCCCAATGATAATCGGTTTCTAAGTCAGCGTAAGTTTGTCCGACCCAGTTACCCCAATTTACCGCACCTGCTGATGTGCCAGTAGTTAAAGTAACTGTAGAAATTGATTTGATGTTTGCAATATATGTAATTGTTTTTTTCAGACCTGTTGCAAAGTTTGCTAAATTATTGCTATCTAAATCATGCATAACTATTATTGCTTTGTCAGCGGCAAAGTTTGAATTGGTAAATGACCATGAACTATCGCCTCTTAATGTCGTCAATGTGTGAAGTTCATCATCAGAATTCAATGCTAAATCATCATTAGAACTAGCACCGTAAGGTTCTAAGCAGGGAATCCAAGCTCCATTATTTGAAGTAATACTTGCTCCCCTGAGAATAACTGTAGAAGTAGATGAATCTTTTGCTCTAGGATCTTCTGAAAAACCATCCTGAGTATCATAAGTCGTTACTAAATACCAATCAACATCATCTTCGGGTTGCCAATATAAATTAATACCTGTAATTCTTTTATTCCATCTAGCTAGGTCTACACCAGTATCAACAACTAACTGAATACCAGGACACCTAGCACCTGAAGAAAGAGGAGCGTTTTGAGGAAAAACTCCAATATCTCCATTTGCATCTCTGGCAAGCTCACTTTCTTGAACATAGTCATATAAGAATGATACTGTATACTTATCTTTAGAAGAAAAAGTATTTGCTGCAGCATCAGGAATTAATTTAGTATCTATAAGGTCTCCATTTTGCGTTTCTTCATCTGGATAATGAACAAAAATACCTACTTCGTTTACTGCGTTAATATCATTGTTTTGATCAAAAGCGTATTTCATAGGAACAACGACTGGTGGTGCTAATTCGGTATCTTCTACTGTCCAAGCATTTAAAGCAGCAGCCATCGGAGGAGTCCTAAACCTGTAGTGAGTTAAGGCAATCCCCGAACCAAATACATTTCTTTTAATATGCCCATACCATTTAGAGTCGTTTAAAAATGCACCATCACCAATTCTTAATACTTGATTATGAACTAGAAGGTCATGTTTAGGAGCTTCTTTGAGAGAGACTGATTCAATCGTAAATGAGGCTGAAGATTTTGTACTAAGCGCAATCCCCCCACCACTCGAATATGGTGAAAAATATACTGTATGTGTCGCAGAATTATAAGCAGCACTACTAACATAAACTTCAGTACCACTAGTATTTGTAATCTCAACAGTACCTGTTCCACTAGCTACTATAAATTGAAGTCTATAAATATTGTTCTTCTTAAGTTTTACAGCCATATCTGCATTCGATTGGGATAAAACTCCATCCCCAGAACCTGAAGAGTATGAAGCAACAAATTCAGCAACTCCAGGATCAGGTTGTACTCTACTCCAACCAGTGCCAAACGTCCAATCTGAGCTTGCACTAAAATCTTTATTTGTAATTGTTTCACTGCCAAGAGTAGAATAAGTATTTACTGTTGCCCAAGAACCTGAAGTACCGTCTTCAACACTTGCTCTATATACTTTATCTGCGTTTGCGACTACCCACCATTCTGTACTAGTATTATTACCACTAGCATCTTTTTCAGACCTGTAGCGAAGAAATTCAGTATTTAAATCAACACTTGTCGATATTGCAGCTGATTGAACTGCATTTGAACCCTTTTTTGTAATACTACCACGCTTTGTATTGATAGCATTATCAAACTTTTGGAACTGATTATCAGATATATCTAATTCAGATTGATAAGTAACTAATCCACCTGAAAAATCTCTTATAGTTTTTCTAGCCATTAAAAGTCGTTATAAGGAACAGTTAGGATTGTACTGCCATCTCTTGATTGTCTTTCAAGAATAACTCTTTGTTTTTGTTCTAACCATTCGTTTTTAAAATATGAAATTAAATTTAGGTCTCTAAGTCTCTCTGAGACTCTCCAACAAGGATAGTAAATAAGTATGCGTTGATAACGGTCATCTATTTCAAACTCACTAAACGCTACAGTATCTGCACCCCCTGAACTAGAAGCAATACTTGTAGTAAACTGCGTTGCACTTATAATACTCTTTACAACAGTTCCTACTGAAAATCTTGATCCAGACATTTTCATCCCAATACTTAAATCAGCTGTTGAAGTCATAGAAGATGTTGTAGAGGCAGATGCTGTGATTGCTTCTATAAGCATCTTATGAGGTAATCGATAATAATAAACTTTTATCTCTTTCACTTCAGTCGGAGTAGGGAATATGCCTAACTTATCTTCATGAATATAAAAAGCCTTGTCTGTTGTAATATTACTCATAGAAGAATCATCAGCAATGTCACTGATTTCATTAATACCAATTCTTTGACAAATACTTCCATCATAATCAACTCTATATATACGAGTCATTGATTCTAAAGATTGTCCTGATGTTGTAGCTCCAGTAGTATTATTTTGGAATAAAGTCCAATCAGTAACATCTACATTACTATTTTTCATTGCGTATTCACTCGTGTCTACAACTGAATTACGAGTCGCATATCCTTGTAATAAATTTGCCTCATCACAAAGTTGATACTGAGCTTCGTTGATAAGGTCGTGTATAACAGCATCAGAGACAACAGAGGTAGAGTCTACTCCTGTAATGTTTCTGACTTCTGTTGTTATTTCTGTTAAGGTCATAATATTCCCAATAAAGAGGGGGAGATTAATCCCCCTCTTCGGTTATTGATTACAGATTAGTCCTTGCTGAAACATACTGAATGACACCGTAGTCTTTGCTGTTGTAGTCACTAATGTCTACACCATAGATCTTTGCTGCTGAAATACCGAGTTGGTTTCCATAGTCAAAGGTCTTTTCTACCCACATCATATCAGATGATTCTGCAAAACAAGCTGCTTGTGCGCCCATGAAAAGGTTTCTAGCAAATGGAATAGCTCCTGAGCCACCATTTGTACCATTAACCACACCTTCATGTGAATGAATTACAACACCATTATAGATACCTAAAGCACCTGAAAATAATGGATTGCTTTCACCACGCTGTTGAGCTTCACGCTGCATCTGTTGAAACTCATCGAGTTCAAACAGATCGTAAGCAACTTCAGGATGTACAACCAATACATAGTAGTCGTTACCGTCTACACGGATTGGTCTCATTCTGTAGTTAGCAGATCCACCTATCTGAGCGATTGTTTTCAATGCACTAATATCAGCTAAAGTGATTTTATCATCTGCTATTAGAGCAGCTTTTGGATCAGAAGTTGCATAGGTTGCTCCATCTGTAGCATCTGCTCTTGCATAAGCATGAGTACCACTTGTTGTTGATAGTGCAGAGAAAATATCAGCATCGATAAGTTCTGCATATTGCGTTTTGAGAAGATCTAGGGCAGTGCTTCTAAAATCATAAAGCACTTTAGAGTTTGCGAATTTACCTGTATCTCTTACAGCTAACCTTTTTTGATTCGTGCTAACTGTGTTTGAAAAGGTAGATAGCGATTGCTCGTTACCCTCTAATGATGAATCACCAGTAATTGCACTTCCTGAAAGCTGAGAAACAAGACCAAAAGTAACATCTTTACCTTTGCCTTCTTCCATTTGCTTTACATGAATTGCATTTCCTGGGCCTTCACCCATGAATTTACTAAAGTAAACTCCTTTGCTAACTTCACTCTGGAGTTCTTTAGCCCATCGTGAAACTTGTAGGCCTGATGCCCAATTTGCTGCCATTATTGACTCCTATTAGTTAAGGTTAGTTAAGATGTATTTACACCATACAACAAACTTTGCTGCATCAAGTGCTGCTTTCGCAGTTACATCGATTGTATCATCTGAGGAATAATATCTTCCACCACTATATGCGAATGTGCCATCATCTTGGATACTACTTGAAGATAATCCTGCACTATTAACATTTGCAGCATCGATGAATCCATCTGCATCGTCACCGTCACCTAAATCAACAGTTGCGGTAGCACCTTCAGCAGTTAAACAAACAACTCCTGCAGCAATCACAATAGCACCTGCAGGGATATTGATTGCTTCATAAACATCGGAACTAGCCATGTTTTTAACAGAAGTATCAATCATTGCGGCAATTACGCCACCAGGTACATCATCAGTGCGTGGAGAAGTCATTCCATAACCAAGAGATGAGTTAAAAGGACTTTCTACATTTGAAATTGTAGCCATTTTTTTCTCCTAATTAAAATCCAGAAGTAACTTCCATTAAGGCTTTTCTACGAACTTCAGGGGATAAATTGCTCCATTGCTCAGGGCTTAGATTATCGTAATCTGTGTCCGACTCGTTTCCTGTACTAACATTAGACAGTGTGGTCGGTATCTTGGTTGCTTCCGTTGCTTTTCTCGCTTTATCTATCTCTGAGTTCGTAACATCCTTAACAGGTTTGTTCTGAATGTTATAAACATTATAGGCATCCTCTATAAAGGTGATGCCCCTTTCATCGCCAAAAGCAGCAATCTTTGCTAACTCTTCTTGACCTAAGTTTGGATTCTTTTCAATGAAATCATTCATCATAGCATCCATAGCACCATTATACTCTGTCTCAGCTTTCTTTGCTTCTTCAGCTTGGAACCTTTGATCGATCATATCTTGTGCTTTTTTAGCAGCCATAAACTCAATGTACTCTTTTTGCTTTGCAGGGTCGTATTCATCAAACTCAGGGATTGCCTCTGGTTCCTCTTGAGGTTCCATTGACTCCTTTAGTTCTTCGACCATTTTACGCAAATCACCAAGTTCATTGGTTTGTCTGCCATTTAGGCTTTGTAGGTTAGAATAAGACTTATCCCTTTCTTCAGCAAACTTCAAAAGGTCATCAACGGAATCAAATTGATTCTCGCCTACTTGTAACTTTTGTTCTGCTGTTTCTGGGGTCTCGGTTGATTCTGCTTCAACCTCTGTCTCGTTATTGGTCGGGGATTCTTCTACGTTAGAGTCGCTATACTCTTCACCAGACATTTCCTTTTCCTCATCAATATATTGAAACTTAGATTCACTCATTATTGCATTACTCCTTCTCCACCTTTTGGTGGGGGTTTTTGTTGTTGTTGTTGTTGCGACTGGACTTGAGCTTGGCGTTCTTGCTCAAATTTCTCCAGTATCTCATCGGATGCTTCCATGTCGGATAGTTCAACGAAAAGTGGGAATAAACTAGCGTACCCATTTCGTACTAATTCCCCAACTTGGTTAGCCATTAACGCTCTCATCGTTGGAGTATTTTGACCCTGGTCTAAGACCACATCAAACTCCATTGTTGAGAAGTTGTCCAAAAATTGGCTGATGATCTGATTGACTTCTGCCTGTTCTTCAGGTTCCACCTTATCAAATTCAGCTCCTATAATTCTTTGTATCTTATCTACAGAATAATACTGTTGCATATTAGATACTGCCATTTCTAATGTATTCTTTTTACAAGTATCTAAGTTCTCCATTTGTTCCATTAAGGTATTCATACCTTGACGAATCCTAGTTTGAGCTGCAAGTCCCGACTCTGTAGAACTGGTTGCTATACCCATCATTGGATCTGTCGCACCACTGATTTCTTTCGCATCAAAGTCGCTTCTCTGTTCAAACGAAGCAATCGTTGGTACAAGTGCTGTGTGCTGATTAGACCATTGACTCATAAAATCAGATATTCTACCTTTGA